GTGAAATGGACTGGGAGCAGTCAGCTATCGAGGCATCGAAGGATTCTTGGAAAGATGAGCTATGGACTATAGTTTTTGTAGCTATTCTTTGCATGAACTTCATTCCTTCTATGCAAGATGTAATGGCAAGAGGCTTTGCTAACTTAGAAACCACACCTCTCTGGGTACAGTGGGGAATGTATGCTTCAATAGCAGCAAGCTTTGGAATCCGGACTATGAAAGGATTAAAGAAATGAGTGAGTTTAAATTAAGCAGACGCAGCCTTGATAAATTAGAAGGCGTTGATGAGCGTTTGGTTTCTGTAGTTAAGATGGCTATTACTTTAACGAAGACTGACTTTGGTGTTATTCAAGGCATGAGAACTGTAGAGCAGCAGAAAGAATTAGTAGCTAAAGGCGCTAGTCAAACTATGAAGTCAAAGCATCTGGATGGTTTGGCTGTTGATTTAATGGCTTATATTAATGGGCGTGGATCTTGGGAGTTGAATTTATATGATGACTTGGCTGATGCAATGGGAGAAGCAGCCAGTCTTGTTGGTTGTCGTATCCGTTGGGGTGCTGCTTGGCATATTGATAGCATTGCTGATTGGGACGGAACTGCTGAAGAAGCGATGAATGCTTATGTTGATAGACGCAGAGAGCAGGGTAGAAGGCCATTCATTGATGGCCCTCATTTTGAGCTAATGCTTTAGCCTTATTAATTTTATCTGAGTGACGAGATAAAGTCTTTATAGTTAACTGGCGACTGTATCCCATGAAGGACATGCGTCTGCATATAGAGTCTTTGTCTTTGCCTTCTAGGGCTAGTCTGATTATTTCTCTTGTTTCTGGTTTGGCATCTTTGCCGCCCATGTGATAATCAGTACAGTTTTGTTTTAAGAATCGGCTTTGCCCGTCTCTTTCTCTAGCTCTTTTATTAACTTGCTTTGCGTCCTCAAGCATTGCGGCTAGTAATTGTTCTTGTGTCATATGTGATAGCCCTCTTTTCTTAGTTTATTTACGAATTGATTTAGTTCAGAACGTGCTGCCCATAGATCTTGTTTTACATTTGGATGTGGATCAGTTCTGTTTTCTTCATCGATTAGCGTATCAACTCTGCGCTTGAGGAAGTCTAATTCTACTTCATGTGCGCGGTGTATCTTCATTGCTTTCTTCCTTGCTCTATGACAGGCCAGAATATGTTATTGCGATGAATGAAATTATTGAGGCCAGATAGTTTTACGTCAAGTATTTTTGCTGCTTCTGTTTGAGTGCAGCGAGATTGCGCTAATGCTTTTACTAACTGTAGCTTTTCACGCTTGTGACGTTGCGTCATTTCTTCCCATGTTTCCATGTTATTTCCTTTGAGTAAAAAAAAGCCCCGCTATGCAGAGTGATCTGACTAAGCGAGGCAGTTGTGAGGGAGGGCAGGACGCTCCTCGGGAGAACTAAGCTTAGCTTAGAACGGAATGCTATCTTCTTGCAATGGGGAAGATGCAGGTTGTTGACCTTGTTGCTTGTCGCTTATCTGAAAAGACATATAAGGTTTACCATCTTTCATGCGTCTCCATCCAGCAATCCGTTTGTCTTCACCAACGGGGCCAGAGTAATCGGGTGCTGCATCATTGCCCTTCTTATCGTTATCAAACATTACAGCCATCTTTTGATAGACCTCGACAATGCCGCGACCGTCTTTGGTCTGGTCTTTGACAAGAACTACTTTTGAATCTACGCCTTCGACGTTGACCTTACCTTGCAAGATCATTTGCTGTGTTGGGAATGGTGTGAAGGCTGCGCCTTTGTTTGTATCGTCATATTCTGCCATGCTTCTGGCTCCTGTATTGTGTGACTACCAGCCACTGCTTTTGTTACCACTGTCTTGATCGTACTTGTTGCCATCCATCTTACCTAAGAAGATGTCAGCATCACAGCCAATGTGCGACAGTGCTTTAGTTAGGCCATCAGTGATAGCCATCTTCGGTGCATCCTCGGCCATACGACCCTTGGCTGCATCAAAGAACTTACGGCACCCTGTGAAGGGGCCAAATGAATTTGCTGGTGTGCCATGCCAAACAGTAACATGCGCCAGTACAGCGCTGTCTCCGTTGCTCACAGGCACAATCTCTGTTGTGTTGTGCCAACCCCAGCCCTCACCGACTGGTCCGAACTGCTCAGTCATCTTCTTGACTTGGTATTGCGGATCGATGGCGGTGAATGATCGGCTGCCGAAGCTGACCTTCTTCAGATATTTGGGGTCTGAAGAGGCCAGCCTGTCCCAGATGTCGAGGTTATTAGTCATTGTTGGTTCTCCTTGTTATGCGGAGTGATCCCCGCTTGTCTCGTTTGATTGTAAGGTAGTCGCAGTAAACTTCCCTTTCGTTGCTACCGACCATTTGTTTGAGATCTTTCTTCGCGTTCTCGAACACGCGGTTCTGTTCGTACCCACCGATGTAAGTGATTGCTGCGTCGATGAACTGGTTGTCTGTGCTGGCGTCTCGCTTGACCATGTCGTCCACCTCAACCTTGTCAATGGAGATGCTTGGCGTTTGAATACCAATCGGTTCTTCGTCGCGTACAACGTAACCCCAGAAATCTGACACCACCGCCCACATAGAATTGAAATACTTGTGGTTGTACGAGACATAAGTTGATTCCCATTTGCTATTGCCAAAGATTACTGAGAAGTAAGCACCGTCTGCTTTGGCAAGATAGCAATACAGTTGTATCTGTGGCATGTAGTATTCAATAACATCATCCATAGATTTGTATGGATTGGTGTGCTTGGCTTCGACTATAAAGCTGCCCCACTTAGCATCAATCATACCCTTGGCTGGCACAGTACCAATTTCTAGTTTATATTCATGCTGATGATTAGATAGTACGCAATCATGCTCATGCTCAAACCATTCAAGATTGAAGTCTTCAGTCCAGCTACCGAGTTGTACTGCAATATTGCGAGACAAGTCGTCTGATTCTACGCGACCAGTCTTGATCTGCCATAGCTCAAGCCAGTCGCCATTCATAATCTTTACGCAGTCGCTGCCGCCTATGAAACCTTTACGTTCCATTGAGTTCTCCTTATTATTATATAGGTTAGACTACTGCATACTTGCAGCTTACTCAAGATATTTTTTAAGGTCAGTTTCAGTAAGATCAGTTAGTTCAAGCAGCTTTTTTCGCTGCTCTCCCTTGAAGTATGGCTCACCAACAGGCTCGCCGTTCTTAATACGCTTGGCTATAATCTCATACTCATCCAGTACATAGGTATATTTCTTGTACTCTTTGGCATAGTGAGGTGAGCTTGTAGCTTTGTTGATGTGTGCATCCCACACACTGCTAGCTACTGCATTGCCTAATGATTTAGGTTTCTTCATTGTTATCGTCCTTTGGCATTAGTTTAAATTCATAAAGACCGTTACCTTGATAGCGGCGCTCTACAATTCTGTTGCCAAATTTTTCTTTTCTTAGATTTCTTATTTGTGCAGATACACTTGGCTCTGGAAAATTAAGATCATCTGAGATTTGCTTTACAGATAGCCAGTCATTATTTTCCATGTACATTCTTACTTGATGTATTTGAAGTGTAAGTCTTGGTTTGTCTCGACGAGAAACATAATCATCTCCGTCAAATTCAGGTGTTATTTCTTTCTGCATTTGCGTTCTCCATAAGTTTAAGGAATTGATCACCGCTCATGATGACCAGAGTTTGCGGACTTCCCGTCCGTCTTTTATAGAAGGCAATGTCTCGCCTATCTAATACTGTGTATGGGCTAGGGAAGTTGGACTTGTCCCTATACTTTACTTCTCCCACCAGTTCTTGTCCGAAGAGTTCGAGCTTGATGTCGCCTGAATACTCTCCTCCCAAGCTGCCTGAGAGGGGTTGCCTTTTCGCTTTGATGCCCGCTTTCGTAAGCCAATCGACGAACCACTTTTCGTGGTAAGTTCCTTTGTTCTTGTTACGGTTTGCCATTTGTCCTCCTCATAGCAATGAAGACATACATACCAATGCTTCTCATAAGTAGCTGCGCCATTGTTTTTAAGT